TCTTTTCGTAAACCTTTTCTAGGTTTTTTATTTAACGTACCAACACCCAATACTTCAAGTACCCAACGTAGCACAGACTCATCGGTCATGGTTATCTCCATCGATAGTCTTAAACTATTCGACGTACGATAACCTTTACCTTTATGTTTCTTTTTCTTCTCTGTACCACGTTTAAAATGTATAGATCCTTCACCATCAAACAGCCCTGCAATGTAGGCTATATCTTCAGAGCTAATCATTACCTAGTCTCTTTTCGTATGGTGCACTATCTCGAAGTCTATTTCTAAACTTTTCGACTTCGTCTTCTTTCCATGCATTTGCTTCTTTTAACTCAGCTTCTAACTTTTTAATCTGAGCACCTGCACGTCTACAAGTATCTTGTAAAAATTTAACCTTACCTTCAAGAGCTTCTTTGTTTTCTTTTAAACTCTTAATTTGGGTTTCTTTGTCCATCTGCATCTTCGTCTACCTCCTCTTCTATTTCACCCTGGTTGTTGCAAAAATCGCAATCAGCCCATTGCTCTTCTCTGACCTGTTCGTATGGGACTCGGACAAAACCGTTTCCATTACAAACAGAACAGATTACTTTACGCGTTTTTAAGTTTGCCATTTAACTTCTTCTCTTTCTCATTTACTAATAATGTTATTGTTTGAGATCTGCTTATAGTCATCTCAGGAATCATAACTTTCCTTATCTTATCGATTTTATTATATGTCTCTTTTGGCAACGAGACATTTTTATATTTGCTTATGTCGGTCATAAATCTTATACTCCTTTCTTAGATTTAACTAATATAGGATTTATCTCATAACTTACAATAGGTGTCAAATGAAATTTGTACTAACTTTTATATTTTGTTCAGGCATGGCTAATTCATGTCTGCCTCCTGTAGAACATAATAAATCATACCCCGATTTATACACATGTTTAGATGCAGGATATAAAGAATCTATAGTGCAATTAAAAAAGATTGGTCCTAAAGATGTTAATGAAAAAAAGATATTTATAAAATTTTTCTGTTCACCAACGCAAGAAACATAATCCATACAAACCCCGTAAGTTCCGTGCACGTACTATTACGGGGCCAAAGGCTCGGTCGCTACCCATACCCTGGCATGGGTCTAAGCTAACGTGAGGGACTTAGCGCGAAGCATTTGTATGCACGCCCTGCCTTTTCTCAATTCTGTATACAACCATAAAAATCACCACTGCCATCATTCATGACGTGTTGATTCATAGGGTAATCATGGTACGTTGTTAATTTTAATCTGAGTATGTCACACAACTCAAACAAATCAACTTCGTTAAATAACTCTATACCTGCCATCATCTGTTCCGTTACTGGAACTAGATGATACATTCCGTCGGTCAAAATAATTAAGCTCATTGCCCGCCTTTCTAATTAGATCATACCAAAGTTTTTTATACTTCTCATCTTTAGTACGATTCCAATTTTTTGCTGCTTCATCAATCTTGATCTGATATCTGTGCACCAACTTTTGTCCCCCATAGTATTGTTTTCTTGATCCCTGGTGCCTGTATCGTCATGTCTACACCATACGGTTTCCAGGCCTTACGCATCAAGTTTAACTCTAACAATAAATTAATCCATTGTTTCTGAGTTATGTTTTTAGGTTTAATTGTTATTATTTTTTCTTTCATACGGATAATATAATATCCTAGAAAATAATGTCAAGTCTATTGTGGACGTCCTTGTCGATTATATTTTTTTTGATGTCTTTTTGCTGATTTGTTTGGTTTTTTTGTATGACGTCTAGGTCTTTTACGAGGCTTTGGCCTAGGTATAAAATTTGTAAACTTACGTTTCGCCATCAAAATATCCTTTTAATTCTGACAATAATGTTCTTGGTGACAGTGTAGGTATATAACTTATTTTACCATTTACATGTTGCTCTAGATCAGAACCACAATTCATACATCTATAAAATCTTCTAGTTATACCCACTAACATTGTGTATTCTTCACAGTCTGGACAAACACCATTAACTATCTCTGTATGTATCTTTACTGATTTTTTTCCTGTCATATGCTTTCTTATTCTTTATCACAATCTGACGGTAACGTCTATCTCTCAGATATTTTGCAACTTTATTCGATGATGAGTTTTTTGATTGACTTTGAGCCATCAATATTATCCTCTAATTCCGCAGAACCCTTCCAGCATTTGTAGGTTACTGATTCACTAAACTGTCTCTCCGCGTGGCGCTTCCCTCGAAGGCACCCGGCCATGTTTTCTTGCAAACGTGCTTCTTTAATTTCTGCGTTTACAAACATCAGGAGGGCCACCACACTTTCAATCATTGTAGCTCCCATTCTTGTAACCAATCTCACGATTAGCATCTTTTAATTTTTCAATATCAGCCAAAACTTTATCCATCTGTGTTCTTAAAAATTGTATGTTTACTTTGTTCAATGCCATATCTTCAACGTGTTTGTTAATCTTATCCGTGGTCTTGTACAAATCTTCAATCATCATAAATTGTTCGGAATCTGCAGGAAGCGAACCAAGTTGACCACGCGGCCACTTGATTCTAAACTCTGTATTCTCTTCAAGATCTTTCTCCATTATTTGTATACGAGTGTCAGCAACGTTAAGACGTTCTATAATCTGAAAGTAACCCATCGTGCCAAGTGCCACAATAATTATCAATGAAGCAACCGTCTTCATTGGCATTTGGACGGCTGCCTCCTCCGATATGTTGAGTGGTTTTTTATTGGCCATAAATTACCTTGTCCATAACCATTCTACTAACTTTTTAAAAGGCCAGCAGATGATATTCCAAACCCATTTAATAAGTTTTTTTACCATGTTGTTCTCCTCTAATACTAATGGCAATCCTTTACATGCACAAACAAAACAACCACAACCACATTCTGTTGTTTGTGGGTAAAACCCAGATCCAACACAATGACACTTGTGATCACATGTTAAGCAATAAGCTCTAGCCATTATTTTTTCTCCTCAATTTCGTAAAAGAAGTTATCCGTATCTTCGGTCCTCCATTTACGTGTGTCTTCTACATTCCATTCAGATGTTTGCACTTTCCAATCAGGTATGTCGTCCTTCACTGTAAATGAAGGTATGTCCCATATGATTCTATTGTTAGGCTGTGCTGCATAATTACCATCGTCTAATGCCATTATGTGTGCGCACTTATGCTCGTGCGGTATCTCTGAATGATCAGTGTCAACTATATTACTTTCAGGATGTGCAAAGTCAACAGTAAATAAATAAGCACCACAGTGCCATTTTTTATCTTTACCTATGTATTTACCTGATTGTCCGTCTAGGATGTCCCAACTAGTAACAGCAGGATAATAGCTAAAACAATTCCATAGCTCCAACTCATCCAACCTACGTTGAGGAACTTCTTCCGGCTTAAAGCCTCTTTGTATGAAAGCAGAGATCGGTAAGCGGTAGAAGACTGCACCATTTTCCATAATTGCGTGGAACAGAATCGGACGACCAGTGATCGCAGTAATCCCGAAGACAACACAATCTTCAACTTCGCCATGATGATTTTTAAGATCATATAAATATTCTCTCCTTATCTGAGCATATGTCACCGGTATGTTTGCATTTAAATATGCCATATAAATTACCCATGTATGTCACCCCAGTTGTCCCCATGTTCATAATCAACTTTATTTGGGACCTCTAGTGTAACAGCATTTTCCATCACTTCAATTATTTTTTTTGCATGTGATTCGTCTTTAACAGATATATCTAATTCGTCATGTATCTGTATATGCGGTATGATACCTTCTTTATATAATTCTAACATGGCTTTCTTAGTCATGTCAGCGGCTGAACCTTGTATTAATTTGTTTAAAGATTTGTATGTGTAAGCTCTCCTGATCCCCGGTCCATGTTCCCTGAGTGCATCTTCGTGAGTCATAGCTTTATGCATACCAAAACTATTAGGTTCCCATAGATGAAACCTGCACAGTCTACCCAGCAGTGTCCGTATCTGACCACGATCTTGTGCTCTGTTCGATGCTTTCTCCATTAATTGTTTTACGAATGGTACACGTGAGTGATACGTATTAAATAATTCTGCTGCTTTTTCTTTTGTTACACCTAGTTCTGCCTGAAGTTTAGCTTTACCCATACCATAGAATAATCCTAGGTTAATTGTTTTAGCCTGGGATCTAGGTATGTCTGCCATATCTGCTACAGTCTGGTGAAAGTCTGAGTTAGAGTCACTCTGATATGCATCTACAACGTCATATACAGACGGTAATTTGTACAAAGACGCATAATGTACTACCAACCTAGGCTCTTGCTGAGAATAGTCAAAACAACCCCATGTATGGCCCTCCTCGGGTATAAATAATGACCTTATTTTAGGTCCAAGATCTTTATTTCTAGCAGGTATCTGCTGTAGATTAGGATTCTGGTAGGAAAACCTACCAGTTACCGTGCCCCCGGTTTGTGATCTGAGTTGGTTTATCTCAGCGTGTATTCTACCCTTGTGCTCGTATCTAAGAATAGAATCTAAAAATGTTGTGTGTGCTTTGTTAATCTCTCTTGCTTGTGCAATCATCTTAACAACAGGATGGCTATGTTCTTGTAAAAAGTTTTTTGTAAATGATGGTGCACCTGTTTTATCTGTTGTCGGATATTCTAATCTCAACATATCAAATACATTTGCGATAGATCTAGCTGCCCAGATTTGTGTATCAATATTTGTTTCACCTTTTATCTTGTGCAGTAATTCTTTTTCTTTTGTTACAAATTCTTTTTTCATTGCGTGAGCTCGTTCTACATCTACACGTACACCTTTGAATCTCATGTCAACAAGGCATGGAAACAAATCAGACTCCAGGTCAAATATATCCTCCAGGTCCTGACTAATAATTTCTTTTTTCATCTCTTGCCAAAGTCCTAGTGTAACTTCAGCATCACGTTCAGCGTATGCACCAACATGCATTGCAGGTAGTTTGTACATCTCAGACTTAGGATCAATGCCCCACTCTTCTGCAGCTTCTGCTAATGCAGATTCATTCTTACCGTAACCAAGGTAGTGCCACGATAAACTATTGAGATCATAGCGAAATCTGTTCTCATCGGTCAACGCAGATGCAATCATTGTGCAGGCTATGTCACCGTTTATTTTGAATCCCATTGCCCGTAACCAACAAACATCGTAGATTGCATTGTGAAAAACTTTTGTTGATGGAGCTTCAAGTATATCTTTTAGCCAAGACAATACTCTTTGTCTGTCCATGTTTCCGCCACCCTCATGTGCAATAGGAAAGTAACCTTTGTAAAATTTTGTAGCAACAGCGATGCCTATAACTTCACCATTACCAATAACAGAACCAGATCCTTTTTTAATTAGATCAGGATCTTTTGTTTCCAGGTCAATTGCTATTTCATCTACATCACGTAGGTCTGGAAACTCTGTAGGTTTAACCCACTCAGTTTGTGCTTCGAACTTTGGTATCTTCATAAATATGTTTTTGTTTTATAATTTGATTTAATTTATCTTTGTTTGAAAAAGCATACAACGCTGCATGATAGTCCTCTGGAAATATCTCCCATGTAATATCGTCATGACAATCTAAACCTAAATAAATTTCTAATTGAAATTTATATTTTTTATCTATCACAATATTTCTTTTAACCATTGCTTTCGTCGGCATAATCCCTTTCAAGTATCATTTCTAAAAAATGTATTGCTTTCAATATGTCTTGCTTCTTTCCTTTATCACGATGTCTAATAATATATTTTATAGCACAACCTTCAGGATATAACAACTCATTCTCAACTACAAACTTACTTGGTTGAATTTTATATTTTTGATAATGTGATCCTCCGTGTTGTTTATCCCAAACTTTCGATGTCATAACCTTGGTCCTCCTTTTTTGCTGCCATGATGTACAGGTTTTGTTTTGTTCTTGTTACTCCAACATACCATACTCGATGTTCTTCATCTTGTTTGTCAGAGCTTTTTTCAATTGCATCTCTTATTGTTTTTGTATTATCTAATATTAACAATACATTGTCCGCTTCTCCTCCTTTTGCAGAATGTATTGTAGATAGTTTTACTCTTGGGTCCTTTCTTAATTCTTCTCCATTACTTAACATTTCTCTTATGTATAAACACTCTTCATAGTCAGAAGAAAATTCATTGTACCAGGGTATGTTTTTATCAAAACCAAATTCTTCAAGATCGTACATTCTTTCTTCAGATAATTTTTCGTCTACATTAGTGTATTCAAATATATCTCTTACCTC